CTCGTCAATTCCCTGTTCAACAAGAGGGAGGAATCTCAGGGCCAGTGACAGGGGCTACTTACAGATATGGCAAACGAGAAGATTATGATACATCCAATGCCTCTCAGTGGGAAGAAGTGAAGCCCTCCTCAGCACGGGAGAGGGCTAGAATGGGGATGGAGAATTCTTTACAAAAGATTGGGTATACTACTTCTCCCAAACCATTTCAAGTAGACGCTCCAGAGATAGAGGACATTGGTGGCAGAGAGTGGGATGAACAGGGAGGAGAACGAGGGATGGGGGAGTTGCACCCTCAATGGGAAGGTGCCTCTGAAGCCGTAAAAAAGATTGGGCGGGGCATGTGGAATCAAAGCTTTGGGCTTCCTCCATTAGATAGTAAAGAACATGAGAAAATACGAACTATTATGAGAAATGCAGGCCAGCCTGACAATTTGCACAATGCTCACGCTTATCTAGAAACTATTCAGAATCCATATACTACAGATGAAGATGTAATAGAGGGTGAGCGTTTTGACCACGTACCGTCTATGCATTTGAAGGGGCATAAAGCATTAGCTACTGCTCATAATGTTATGAATTTTGGGGAAGATTATCTGCATCACCCTGATGCCATTAGATACAAGGATAATCCAGGCGTTTCTAGTACAGGAGTGCCTTGGGATAGCTTTAAGCGACATGAACGTTTATGGGAACTGCCAATAGCAGACTACCATGACAAATTTGCTGACCATTTAGACAGAGATAATATGAGTGAAAAGGGTTTAGCTATGGCTGAGGTGTTACATAGAAGACTTAGAATGTCAAGTCCCGATTATACCCCCGACGAGAGTGAGAAATCATCTGTGACTAAATTACAGAAATTCTTACGTAAAGAAGGAGAAGGGGGAGGAGCATTTAACGGCCTATCCGATACAGTCTTTACCTCTACAAATGCAGGCATTTTTACTCCTACATTTGGAGGGAGGGGCAATGAGAAAAAACACCGTAAAAATGAACATAGGCAAGATAAGAAACGAAAGAAATTAATGGGGAAAGATAAGAAAAGTGGGGTAGAACGTCTTGTACAGTTTCTATATGAGGGTTCCCCACATATATCCAAAGCTAAAAAGATGGGCCTCGCCCCAGGACTTGATGACAGTATGACAGGGGATGGTGCAACAGCCCATGCCTGGAACAATCAGGCTACTGGGCGTATGAGGTTAAATTGGAAGAAAGATGTGACCGAGGATACCCTCAACCATAAAAGAACAAGCCGTCCATTAGAGGATGCATTAAAAACTGCTGAAAATAATGAACCCCATGTTAATATGGGCCTTCCTGGAGGGATGGAAACTGGTATTACAGCCACTGTCCCTGTACGGCACAGCAACGTTAATTCTGTTGGAAATCCCCCTAATCCCCGTGGCCCAGATTGGGGGAAGCATAAGTCTTATGTTCAAAAATCAGCTAATGAGGCTACAACTATGACCTCTCCTACAGAGAATAAGCCTTGGAGCTTGGATGAACCACAGGATAAATTTGTTGAACGGGCGGGAGATAATCCAAATGAACCTCCTGCTAAAGATGCCGTTATAAAGGAGAATGATATGCAACGAAGAGTTAAAAAGTATGACAATAAAGAAGATGAAGGCAATGAACCATATCAAGCAGAAGGGGCTATGGCTGTTGCGGGAATGGGGGGGTATCCCTCTGGGGCTACAATGCAAATGTCTTCGTTTGGTATGAATACCTATGAACAAGATGCATTAGCTAGAACGGGAGATAAAGATATGGAAGACCCTGAAATATCCCAAGAAGAAAGTGATTTACTATGGGTACCAGAAGCTGAAAAAGTTGCTAAATTAGAGGCTATGCGAAAGATGCTAGAGGCTGAAGGCGATGAAACCCCATTAATGTCTGCATTATTTGCACTTGACGGTGAATAGTATTTCTGATAATATATGTCCTAAGTGTTCAGGTAGCATGTATATCAATGAAGATAAAGATTTGAATTGCCGTATGTGTGGCACTATTATTGTGTTGACCGTAAGGAGGAAGTATGATTCCAGAACAGGCAAGATTAGAGATAATAAGAAAGAAGCAAGAAGGGGAAACATGGACGGGGATATCGAAGTGGATAGAGGACGAATACGGGATAGTGATTCATCGAACAACCGTCCAACGTTGGTACGACAGAGAGGCTTTCAACGACGAAGAGGTAGACCAAGACGAACTCTTGGAGTCGATAGAGGATAGGACTAAGCTTGATAAGAAAGTTGCTACATATAAATCTGAACTAGCTTATTATAAAAAACTATATAATAATCTTATTGCATCAGATGCAAAGAAAGAATTAATTGTAGAAGCTATCCAAACTTATGCACCAACTTTTGATGCTGTGCCTGTCCAACCACCTCCCTCTAAGGGTAAATCATCCTCATCTCAAGTAATGGTAGCTGTGCTTACGGATACGCATGTAGGGGAACAAGTCTTTGCACCCCAACTAATGGAAATGAATTCCTATGATTATGATATTTTTAATAGACGGCTATCAGGCTGGGCGAATCAAGTCATAAACTTAGCTACATATCGGCGTAATATATGTAATATTGATGAATTAATGGTTCCTATGTTAGGAGATATGATTAGCGGGGATATACATGAAGAATTGTCTCGTACTAACCTTGATAACTGTATGATGCAAATGATGCATGTAGCAAGTTCCATAGCTCAAGCTCTTATGTTCCTAGCCCCACACTTTCAAACCATTAAGGTTCCTTGTGTAGTAGGTAATCATGGAAGAATGACGAAAAAACCCCCAATGAAGGATAAATACATGGATTGGGACTATTTGGCGTATCAATGGATGGCGGCTTTCTGCGCGAATCAGAAGAACATCCAATTTGATATACCTAAAGCCTTTGCTCATATAGTGGATATAGCAGGGAAAAATGTCCTTATGTTTCATGGTGATGCTATATCAGGTGGGGGTAGTTCTGCGTCTATTAGTCGAATGATTGGAAATATGCGTGGAGTTATACAGTTTAAACAAGCTCTTGAAAGTACCATTGTTGAACATGATGGGGTTATGCCAGGATACTTTTCAGATGTCATGATGGGCCACTTTCACCGTGTAGATGTCATGGATATTGGTACTGGGTCAGCGTATATATGTGGCACCATGAAGGGTGGGGATGAGTTTGCTTTACAGCGTGTGCAGGCCATGACTCCACCTAAACAAGTTGTTACGTATTGGCACCCATCTTATGGTAATGTGGGTATGGAGGTCATTTATTTAAACCGATTTGACGATACCCCAAGTATGTTTAATAGTACAATGAAAGATGTATGGGCTACAACTTATGCCTCCAAAGTTTAAATCAACTAAAAAGACATTCACAGACCGTACAGGATATGATATACGGCTCCTCACCCCTGGTTTTGGTGGGGAGCTTGGCCCAGAGGAACTGGAAGCCTTACAACAGGAATTACTGCGTAGGCCAGGATTAAGAGAAAAGTGGGGGTTTAGAGAAAAAGAACGAGTTACAAAGAAAAAGATTCAAAAAGTTGCATTAGAAGGTATAAATGAAATAACATGAGTATAATATATTATGCCTAATATTGAACAACGTGTTGAAGATGCCATTAATAAAAGCCTTTTATCCTTTTTAAAGGTTCGTCATCCTGATATATTATTTACGATAAACTTTCAGGGTGATATTGCTGTGGATGGCATTGATGTGGGATTAGATAGAGTTGAACAGGCAGCTGCTGGTGGAGAACCAGTCACAGGGCATTGGAGACGTAGTAAGAATGGGAGGTGGACATGGGTAGCTTCGCATACCAGACAGAAGGAAATGCCTTCTGCAATGGATTTAGCACTTATCGAAGAACAAGAAGAACAATCTCCTACATTCGGATTCTCTGTCGAAGACACGGTGCAGGAATTCTTACAAGTGGTAAGCCAACCTAATAGTTTACAAAGATTTTTATAAGTTAGGAGCAAGATTATGGTAGATGTTAGCAAAGTAACTCCTTTACAGGAGTATGTGATTGCAAGGCATTCCCGCATGGTAGGTAAAGTCTTAGATTTAATTGAAGCTGCTATGCCTGAAGGCACACAATGCGAAAAATTTAAAAAATTGGTACAAATTCCTCTTTATGACTTTAGAAATGAAATTTTAAAGCTTACCGTTACAGGTGAAGTGCCTGTTGAAGACGAAAATTGATGCACCTTATACTATAAAAATCGAAAATAATTCAGAATTCATAGTATAATATATTAGTACGAAATTCGTACTGCATTTATTTATTTGTCGGGAAGTCGGAGGTGGCTTAGACCAACTTTCTGAACTAGGAAGGAGGATGCACATGGCACAAGATAATGACATTGTGGAAAGGTTGGAGAAACAGATAGAAGGCTCTAATCTTGCTCTTGCTGCTGTTGCGGAGGTCTTGCACAAAATGGACTCCCGTATAAGTAAACAGGAAGAGTACGAACTAGAGATGGCTGAGGGTGAAGAAGATGCTATGGAGAAGCAGGAAATCATTAAGGCGGTTGCAGGCGAAGTCTATGGTCTGATTAAAGCTGACCAGGGTATGCCTGACTTGGACAAAGATGGCTCTGCGAAAGAACGCAAGGCTGCGTCTATGCCCAAGGGCAAAGATGATGCTGAAAAGGCAGTTACTGTTGTAAGTAAGTTGCCTGAACAGCAAGCTGCGATTCAAGCTATGCAAAAACAGCTTAATCTCTTGAAAGTAGAGTGGGGTAAAGAAGAAGACGAAGACAACGGTGAATTTAATGGCGATGAAGACGAGAATGGTGAGGAAGAAGAGGAAGAGAATGAGGACGAACAAGGGCTTGGTATGGCACGGTATGCCGTGGAGAACGCGGAACAATTTCCAGCAATAGAACAGATGCAGAAGCAGATTAATGAGTTGAAGACTCAGATGAGTGGTTCTTTTGATATGCAGAAGGCTATTCAGAAGGAAACTGAGGGCCGTCTACGAAAGATGGGCTTCCGTGAAGAGACTTCTCTCACCCGTCCTACTTTGATTCGATATGAAGATAGCATGGGTACAGATGGTACTTCCCCTATTAAGAAGGAAGATTCTAGTGGAGATACCGTTGACCAAATGATGCAATTGTCCTATCAGGATTTGCGTCGGTTGCAGGAAAATATTGAGAGTGGGAATACGGATGGCGTTCCACGGGAACTTATAGGGTAATTCAAACACAAGATTAAGGAGATAAATTATGGCTAATCCATCCCTTGCTGAGTATATTGCTCAGTCACAAAGAGGGTTGTATCAGAGTGTATTTGGCCCTGGCTTTATGAAGAAAGCTGGTGCTGGTGTCGGAACTCCGTTTACGGTTGATACCGCTACTGGTATTTTTAATACCACGTATGGACGGAAGGTTTGGCAAGCTTTGAACAACCAAACAAGATTTTTTAATGCTATCCCACGTACTGTGTGGGGTAACACAGCTGGTTGGAGGATTCGGTCTGACCGTGGTGCCAACCGCAGTATGCCTATTCTAGAAACTGGTAACCTCCCGACAGTAGATATTTCTGCTATCCAGACGGTTTCCAGCTTGCCCCGAATCGTTGCTACAACCTTCGGTGCATCGGTCAAGTCAGTCTTCACCGCCCAGTTAGAAGGCGGTGTTGGTGATGTGCTGGCGTTGGAGAATGAAAACGCCCAGCTAGACCACATGAAAGAGGTCAACTTTGAACTGTTGTCCTTGGCTGCTGCCAGGGCCACTGGTGGTAGTGGTACCACTGTCGTTTTCGGTAGTGCTGCCATTGCTAACAACTTCCATATAGGTGATGAGCTTGCCCGTTACGACGGTTCTGGTTCTGCTCATGACCTTACTTCTGGTGTCACTGTTGGTGGTGCTTCTAGTACCGTCCATAGTGGTGCCACTGTAACCGTCGATACCTCTAGCCCTGCGTGGGCTTCTGGTGACTTAGCTTACGTATATTCCCGCGCTGGGTTCACCAGCTTGGATGATGTAGTATCTGAGGACGGGGCTGCTTCGGGTGGTTTGGTTGCTAACAGCAGGGCTTTTGACCTAACGTTGGCTGCACGGACTGCTGGTGGTTGGAATGCTGCTGCTAACGTCAGCCATAACGCTGGTGTAGGCCGTGACCTCTCCCTCAATCTGATTGATACTTGTATCCAGAAGATTCGGGAAAATGGTGGTGAGCCAAAGCTCATCCTCATGGGTCATGACCAGTATTTCAAACTGGAACGTTTGTTGAATTCACAGCAA